AGTAAATGAACTAGCTGAAACTGAATTAAAGGTTACGTTATCTGTTGTACGTACATTCTGACCTATTGATATTATTTGATTTAAAGCGACACTACCATCAAATGCAAGACTATTTGGTGTTAAAGTTACACCTGTTCCTTGTGTTAATGTTAAACTATTAGTAGTGGTTACACCGATTTCATTGATTGGTGAACCACCAGGTATACTTGATGCTGCAGATTCAAGTTCTTCAATAAATTGACCTGTTTTACCTGTAACTTTATTAATTTTAGTATCTGTATCTGTACCAAATAAAACTTTTTTGGGTGTTAGAAATTTTTGTGTAGTTGAACGATGGTCAAAATTACCTTCTGGTAATAAATAACCTCTCATAGTAACTGTAAAAGTAGTTCGTACTAATCTTTCTGCATCACTAACCTCAGTTGCATCAGTAAAACTATCAACAGAAGTTCTAAATCTCATCCTATCTGGGTCTCCCCAATAAGCTCCATCTGAATAAACTACTCTTTCTACAATTTTATTCATTTGTTCAATATAACTTGTCCAAATAGTAAAATCGTATGTTAAAGTTACATAATCAGGAAACGTTACATTATAATATTCTTTTTGTGGATTTAAACCAATTTGTGTTGAAAAATTATCATACCGATTAACTCTTGAAAACTTTTTTTCAAAAGTATAAAACAGACTTGGATTATTAGCATCTAATTTATCTTGAGGTAAAGATTCATCTTTTTCAATAGATGTTCTACGATATGCAATAACTGGTGTAATAATTTGTCTTTTCTTATCACGCATAAAACCATCACGTTGAATTGCTTTCCAACGTTCAGGTGAAGCGTACATTATTGGAACTTTTACATTTTCACCATTGTCTTCTACTGATGGTTTTATAACGTTTTCAAAATAATGAGTTATAGCACCATCCATATCTATTAAGGTTACAGATGGATTTTTTACACCATCTTTTGACCTTGCGTATAAAAACCCACGATTAATAACTCTTTTTTTTCTTGATAGTGGTTTACTTGATGCCATTATATACTTCTCACTCTCTCAATGTTTAAAGTTGATATTCGTTGTAAGTAAGAATTACATACAACTGAATGATTGTAATCAGTTTGTCCACCAATTAATTGATTTTCACTTATTGAAGATATTTCCCAATATCCAGTATTCCATTCTATTATATCACCGATTTCAACAACATAACTTATATCAACTAAAGATTGTCGTATAAAGGAGAATAGTGCAGTTTGTTGTACGTCTGGCCCGAACTCATCTGTAGTTGTTGTTTGGTCATCAGCTGCTACTATTGAACTAATTTCTACACCTGGTTTATAAACTTTACCTTGTGAAGTTTCACCATACATATTAGTTTCTGTATCAACAGCTGAAATTTTATAAGCAACTACTGGTTGATAAATTATACCATCTTTTCCAGATGATAAGTCACCTACTAATTCTTTATTAAATTTATCAAAAGTATCTATGTCTTTTTGGGGATAAAAACGACTTGCCATTATATTATCCTATGTAAATTGGGTAAGGAACTTTGTTTAATTTCTCCTGTAAGAACTCAGCTTCATCTTTATCAGCTTCAAGTAATGCTTTTCGACTCATTTGTTCTAATATTTCTCTAAGTTGACTTACTAATCCTTCTTTTTCAGCGGCAGCTTCAGCTCTTAGTGTATCTCCATCAAGAGTTGTGTCTGACCCTGGAATAGGAATAGTTCCGTATTTTGAACGAATTATACCCAACAACTCTTTAGTTAAAGCTAATCCATACTTTCTAATCCATTGTTTACCTACATCATTAATAAACTGATATTGCATATTATCATATGGAACATTAGAAAAATCAGATATTGTGTTTACACTACCACTATATGGTGCTTGTAATGGAGAGTCTCTATCACTTGACCTTATATAATCTATCCACATAGTACTTTTACCTGTTGGATTGGGGAATACTCTTAACTTATTATTTACGAGTGTAAAACTATACGCTGATTTTCTTATATTATCATTCATCTCTATAGCTTGAACTCTTAATAAATCTTCAAATAAAGGCATAAGTGTAAAAGATACTGCTGGTGAATTATTACCAAAACCGAAACCTTGAACCATATTTATTGTTCCGTATCCAGTTGTAGCATAAGGGTCAAAAAACCTCTGCATTGCTGGTGTACCTTCATAATAAACTCTTTTTATCTCTATTGCTGAACTTTCAGATACATCTGCGATTAGTGCATTTAAATCATATTCTTGACTTCCACTATTTATTCCAATTGCAGCTTTCTTTATATCAACATCACCACCAACACCAGCTTCTGTACCATATTGTTTAGCTAAAGATACTATTCTTCCAAACGTTGGAGTTATATTTTTGTGTGTAACACTATTACTCGAACCTGTTGGTTGACCTCTTAGTGTTAATAAATTATCTTTTATGTTAAATTGATTGACTTGTGCGGAATATTCACTAATAGATTCTTCAAAACACGCGTAAAACGAACCTGATTGTAATTCTACAGACATAATTGGATATCCAAGTCTTCTTGCACACCAATCTGAGAATTTATCTATATCTGACGAAAACGAACTATCAGAATCATATAATCCCCACGGGGTTTGACCTGATGCAAATGAACTACTTCCTTGCCAGATTACTTCTTGTGCCATACAAAGTCTCCTAAATTAAATATATGTACTCAATAATAAATATAAAGAACTTTAATAAACAAAAAAAGGGAGACCGAAATCTCCCTTTTTTAGAGTTGTACCTTAGTACGATTCACTAATTAATTACTGATTATTAGACAAAGTCAATATCAGCAATAACTACTTTACCATAGAATTCTGGACGAACCATTTTCTTAGCGTAACGTGTCATTACACCTTTTCTTGGAGTAAAGTTCTTAGGATCGTAAACAAGAGGTGTCATTATCATAGGCACATAAGGACTATACACAGCACCAGTTTCAAGGAAGTTACTTCCTCTGAAACCAATAAGAATTGTATTCTCGAACTGGTATGGGTTCTTATATACTGTATAGCGGTTATTTAATAAACCAGCTTTTTGTACACCCATTGCGTAGGATTTTGTAGCTACATCACCATCGGAAGCTGTTGCGTATCCAGGAATAGATTCGAGGATAGTTGCAGTTTCTGGACTTACTACGATGAAGTTTGCACCACCGCGTAGGGTCTTTTGATGAATAGCGTTGGAAACAGACTGTATCTTGTTACCAAGAGTCTGGAACCAATCACCTTTTGTGTATGCGTTTGAAGCACCTGAAGATTCATAGAATCTAGTTTGGGTTGAATCATATTCAAATCCAACACGTGCTGACCAACGTTCTGTTTTAGCAGAAGCATTTGATTTTAACATATCAAGGATTTCAAGGTCGATTTCCATTGAGATGTACTCACTTAATAATGAAGTAAGTTCTGCTTCAGCGTCAACTGAATGATAAGCGTTAAGGTCTTGAGCTAACTCAGGAGTCCATACAGCTTTCAATTTACGTGTTTTAGCAACTATTGGAATTGAACGCATTTGAATATCAATTTCAGGAATGTCAACATCCGTTTCAGGATTGGCTGACTGACCTGTAGCTTCAAAGTCACCACGAGTGATGTCTGTAGGTTGTTTATGGAATTTAACCACAACACCATGAGCAATCGCTACGTCACCAGTAATTGTATTTCTAACAACAAATGAAATTTCACTTTCGTCAGAACTCAATGTAGTATATGCTGGGAAGTATTCATCAAATCCAGAACCACTAATTTCAAAAGCACGAATGCCTTCTAAATCAGGATTTGTCAATGCTGAAGCTGCGACAGTAATTTTCAAAAGACCATTATCAACTCTGTGGCCAGTTGCTACTGAAGCTGATAGGTCTGGTTCAAAATCAATATCATCAAGTGTCAAAGAACCTGTTTGGTAGGTTGTTGAACCTGCCGCAACGTTCGCTGACGATGTTACTAATGTTGATGTTGAAAAGTCGTTAGAAGAGTAAGCAAATTTACCTGCTCCATAAAGACCATCCGTTGGGTCACCAGAACCCGATGTTTTACCAAATACTTCCGTACCTGATGTGAATCCAGCCTGTGCAGTTCCATACTTGAAATCAAGATAGAAAATAAGACCGGATGGTAAGTTCATAGGTTGAACAGAAACGAATTCTTGTGCTGATAGTTCACCAAAGATTTTTCTAACCAATGGTAGAGCTACACCACTCCATTCTTCAGAATTAGTAGAAGTACCTGTTGAACTAGCTTCGTCAATTAATTGACGTGCTTGGTTCTCAAG